TTCCAGTAGGCCTGATTTGTTCGGGTCTGATGGTGCTTCTATTGGTGTTCGCAGCAGAGCGTGGTGAGAGGAAGAAGTCGAAATAATGTTGTCGCGTCTGTTGCCTGGTGGAGAGAACCGAGCTGTCTCTTTCCAATCGTTGTTTGCTGCTGGTGACGGGTTCACCGTATCGACGAACGCTGGCACCGTCATCACGCAAGCCGAGTCACTCAAGATTGAAGCGGTCTATGCGTGTGTGCGTCTCATCGCCGACTCCATCTCCACACTCCCAGTCGACACCTTCATCCGTGTCGACGGTGAGCGTCGCCCATTCCGCCCACGCCCAACATGGCTCGACTACCCAGAGTCAGGCGTAACCCGAACCGAACACTTCCAGCAAGTTCTCGTCTCTCTTCTGTTGGATGGTAACTCGTTCACCCGTGTCATTCGGGATGATGCTGGGGTTGCTGGGTTGGTGGTGTTGAATCCTCAGCGTGTCGAATGTTCCCGTGACCGTGTGACTCGTCGCCCGATCTACATTTATGAGCAGCGTGACGTGATTCAGGCTGAGGACATGATTCACATCACCGAGTTGCGTATGCCTGGTGAGTTGCGTGGCCGTTCACGCATTGATCTGGTGAAAGAGAATCTTGGGTTGGCGAAAGCGTTGGAGGAGTTCGCTGCACGATTCTTCGGCCAAGGCTCCTCAGCGTCCGGCATCATCGAGTTCCCAGGCAACCTGACTCGTGAGCAGGCGAAAGATTTGGTGGACGGCTTCGAGCAAGGCCACAAAGGTTTGCGCCGTTCGCATCGCCCAGGCATCCTGTTCGGTGGCGCAACCTTCAATAAGACCACCGTCGACAACGACTCGGCACAGTTCCTAGAGTCGCGTCGCTTCGCTGTCGAAGAGATCGCTCGCACGTTCCGCTGCCCACCATCGATGCTGGGTGTGACGACGCCTGGTGCGATGTCGTATGCGTCGGTGGAACAGAACGGCATCCACTTCGTTCAGCACACGCTCCGTCCCTACATTGCCAAGATTGAGGACGGCTACCAGAAGATTCTGGACAACCGTGCCTTCCTCAAGTTCAACGTGGACGGTCTACTTCGAGGCGACCAGGCTTCGCGTTACGCCGCGTTCTCCACCGGTATTCAGGCTGGCTTCCTCTCCATCAACGACATCCACCGCATTGAGGACATGTCGCCAGTCGAAGGCGGAGACTCGTATCGTGTGCCACTCGCCAACGTGGACATCAACGCAGCCAACCTCGCTGAGTTGGATCGGAAGAGCTTGATTGCTCAGCGTCTCATCCTCGCAGGTTTTGACCCAGCACAAGTGTTGAGTGCGCTTGAGTTGCCTGCCATCAATCACACAGGCCTACCATCCACACAGTTGCAGCCAGTCGCCACCGTCAACCCGCTCGACCCACAAGCCGCCTATGAGGTGAAGTCGCAGGACATGTCAATCACGATGCCTGAGGTTGTGGTGAACTACACCCCGCCAGCAGTCAATGTGCCAGCCCCCGTCATCAACGTCCCCGAAACCGTTGTTCGTGTGAATGTCCCAGAATCGAAGCCAACCATTCGCACCGTAGAACGCGATGAGCATGGCCGAATCGTGAACATCATTGAAAGGGTTGAGGACTAATGGCAACCGGAATCTCCTCCTACATGGCGAACAAGTGGCTGGATGCGATGGGCAACAACACGTCGTTCGCTGTGACGACCGCGTACATCAAACTGCATGTCGGCGACCCAGGCGCAAACGGCACCGCCAACCCAGCAACCGAAACCACACGCAAATCAATCTCGTTCGCCGCAGCATCAAGCGGATCAATCGCCTCCGACGCCGACATCACTTGGACGAACATCGCAGGCTCAGAAGACGCCACACATTTCACCGTGTGGGATGCGTCAACGGCTGGCAACTTCCTGTTCTCTGGCACGATCACCGGCAACCCGTACACCGCAGGCGACACATACACCATCGCCTCAGGCGCACTCACCACATCACTAACCATCGCATCGTAGGGTTCACATGGCGTTCAGCCGATTCACCCTCGACACCAGCAAACTCGATGACACCTACTGGGCGTTAGACGGCTCACCGTTCCCGATGAACGCGACTGGCACAGCCAGTCTCAACAGCCTCACCGCCACAGCCACAACCAGCACAACAATCCAAGCCGCAGGCTCAGCCACACTCGGCACCCTGACCGCCACCAGCACCGCCTCAGTCACCAACCAAGTCTCAGCGACCGTCAACCTCGGTGCGCTCGAAACACAAGCCACCGCAACAATCAGCCATCAGGCGAGCGGGTCGGCTGGGTTGGCTGGGGTTGTTGGGGTTGCGTCAGCTGTGACTGTGCGTTCGGCTGTTGCGGTTGCTGGTTTGGGTGCTGGTGTTGGGTTGGCTACGTCGTCGGTTCTTGTGCGGCCTTTCGCCGACGGGCAGTTGGGGTCGATGGTTGGGTCTGCTCAGGCGACGGTTGTGCCTCAGCCTCCTGTTCCTCCGCCTTCGTATCCGTTGGGTGGGAATCCTTGGTATCGGCAACCGAAGGTTCCTGTTGCGGAGAAGGTTTCAGTTGTTTCAGTTGAGGTTGAGTTGCCTCGTGTCCCTGAGCAAATTGTTGTTTCAGGATCATCTGTTGTGTCCTTGTCGGCGTCTGCTACTGGTGAAGTAGCATGGTCAATATTAGAAGATGAAGCCGAGTTGCTTCTGTTGGTGTGAGGTTCGATGGCGTTCTATAGCGGTGTGACTGCGGTTGGCACGGCTCCTACTGTCGTTGACGGCGTTCTCATCAACGCTGCCGGTGGGAATCCGTACAAGATGCACATCAAGAACAATGACAACACCGATGCGGTGTACATCGGTGGTAGTGCTGTGACCACATCAACTGGTTACAGGTTGGACAAGCTGGAGGCGTTGGACTTGGTTATCTCTCCAACCGATCTGCTATACGCAGTCTCAGGCAAAGAGGGTCACAACATTTCTTGGTTGACGGAGCCTGTCTGATGCCGTATTACATCAGCAACACGAACCCTAACTGTTCTGGTTGGGCTGTCGAGAAGGAGGACGGTGAAGTGATCGGCTGTCACGGAACGAAACAGGATGCCATCGACCAGATGGTCGCAGTATCTATCGCTGAGGACATGGAGCCTGGTGGCGAGCGAGCATTACCGAACGAACTGACCGAGGGTGACTTCGTGCGTTGGAACTCATCTGGTGGCACGGCTCGAGGTCGCATTGAGCATGTGATGCGTGAAGGCACGTTGGGTGTGCCTGGCACCGAGTTCAGCATTGAGGCAACTGAGGATGATCCTGCTGCGCTCATCCGAATCTATGAGGAGTATGACAACGGTTGGCGACCCACCGAAGTTCTTGTCGGCCACAAGTTCTCCACCCTCACGAAGATTGACCCGCTCCCCGAACCCATCGAGGAAGAGGACGAGATTGAGGATGAGGACGAGTCCGAGGATCGTGTCGAGCAGAGAGAGGTGAATCTGGATGTCCCCCAATACATCAGGTCAGCAGCCCGAAAAGGGTTGGATTATTACGGGAAGAGCCTTGCAGGTGCAGGCGTTGTGGCTCGTACTGTTCGTGAAGCCCGTGAGATGGCTCAAGGAAGAATCACGGAAGATAAAGTCATTCGTGCAAACGCTTGGGCAGCTCGACATCTAGTTGACTTGGATGTGCCTCGCAACACGAACCCAGACAATGACGAGTTCCCTGGTGCTGGTGCAGTCGCCTTCTATCTGTGGGGTATCGACCCGACAGACCCGCAACCCGCGATGAACTGGTTTGAGGAGAAGTCGGATGCGATCAAAGCAGATCGTGAGGAGGCCGACAGGTCGTTCGCCTTCCATCGCAAACCTGAACAGAAGTCAACTAATGTTGATGCCATGACTGAACAGGTCGAGACGCGCAGGGTCACGTTCAACGAGTTCGAGCTTCGTGCCGCCCCGAAGGGTGATGGCATGTCGTTCACCGGCTATGCCGCAGTCTTCAACTCTGACTCGGAGCCGTTGCCGTTCATTGAGCGCATCATGCCTGGTGCATTCGCCAAGTCGTTGCGTTCACGGAACAATATCCGAATGTATATGAACCACGATTCCAGCATGTTGCTCGCCACGACCCGTGCCAAGACGCTTCGTTTGCAGGAAGACTCGAAGGGTTTGCTTGTCGATGCCGACCTGCCAGATACTTCGGTTGGCCGTGACTTGTCGGTGCTGATGCAACGCAAGGATGTGGATTCGATGTCGTTCGGGTTCACCGTCCCTTCGGGTGGCGACTCTTGGAGCGATGACGGGATGCAACGCACCTTGAAGCAGATTCGCCTGTTTGAGGTGTCGGTTGTGACAGGCTTCCCCGCGTATGCGGCCACGTCTGCGTCGGTGCGTTCGTTTGATGCGTTGGCTCAGCGAACCGGCATGGATGCCGACCAGTTGGCTGTCGCCATCACGAACCTTGAAGCAGGACAAACCCTGACCCCCGATCACGCTGCTCTGTTGCGTGAGACTGTGGCGAAACTTGAGCCACAACCCGAGGCCGCTCCCGCCACGATTGGCATCATGGCGAAGCACCTTGAACTGTTGAAGAACATCTAGTAACTTTTAGTTACTGCATCGAATG